CTCGCATTATCTCTGGAAGCACGAGCCCTGTTTCATGGGCTGGCGCCGCCCGAACCGTCCGCCGAAGGTTGCCGAAGAAACCCTCGCATCGACATGGGCGCTGCCCAGCTTCGCCAAGGACGACCGGCCCGACCATCCGACGCCCAAGCCCCTCGACGCCTTCGGCATCCCGATGCGCCAGCATGTGGCGCGGGGTGGGCTTTGCTATGAGCCGTTCTCGGGATCCGGATCGCAAATCATGGCGGGCGAGGCCAATGGCCGCCGCGTCTTCGCGATGGAAATCAGCCCGGCTTACATCGATGTGGCCGTCGAACGCTGGCAGGCCGACACCGGCCGCGACGCGATCCTCGACGGCGACGGCCGGACCTTTGCGCAGGTGAAAGCCGAGCGGCTGGGCAACGACGCCGAAGCCCCCGCAGATGCTCCGAACACGGACGCTGAATCCGAACCCGCGCGAAAGCGCAAATCCGCCGCGTGACATGCATGACCTGGCTTTATTTTCCTCCGGCCTTCCTGCCGGAGCCGGAGACGCATGCCTGTTCGGCCTCTCGCTTTGCTCCGGCGCAGGCGGACTCGACCTCGGGCTCGCCATCGCCATCCCCGGATATCGTGCTGTGGGCCATGTCGAACGGGAAACCTACGCCGCAGCCACTCTCGTGGCGCGGATGGAAGACGCGGCCTTGGGTTCGACTCCTGACCGGGATCTGGCGGGATGAAGGTAGTGAAGGGCACGTCGAAAGCCCTCGGCGACCCTTGCACGACGTGCGGCCAGCCCCTGACGGAGGAGAACGCGGTTCGGCGCTCACCCCCGCGTCAGGGACTTCAGTCCTCGTGCCGCACGTGCCGGAACGCATGGAGCCTGGAATACCAGCGTCTTCATCCGGAACAGCGCCGAACCACGGATCGTCGGTGCCGGGAGAAACTGAAGGACGAGGTGATCCGGGCCTATGGCGGCAAATGCGATTGCTGTGGGGAGACGACGCCGGAATTCCTTGCGCTGGATCATCGGCATGGCGGTGGAACGCAGCATCGCAAGACGGTGACATCGCCGACGGAACTGCGGCGTCTGGTGATCAGGCAGGGCTTTCCAGACGACTACCGGCTGCTTTGTCACAACTGCAACCAGGCGATCGGTTGGTTCGGGAGTTGCCCACATGCACGCGCTCAGCCTGTGTAGCGGCGCAGGCGGACTCGATCTTGGCCTCCGGATCGCCCTGCCATGCGCCCGAACCATCGGCCTCGTCGAGCGCGACGCCTTCGCGGCCGCCGTCCTTGTCGCCAGAATGCTCGACGGAGGCATCGACGACGCGCCAATCTGGGACGACGTTGGCACCTTCGACGGCCGCCCTTGGCGCGGCGCGGTGGACATCGTCACTGCGGGCTATCCGTGCCAGCCGTTCTCGGTCGCGGGCAAACGCCGGGGCGCGGACGACCCGCGTCACCTCTGGCCGCATGTCGCCCGCATCATCGCCGAGATCGAGCCGCCCTTCGTCTTCCTCGAAAATGTCGCCCATCATCTCCGCCTCGGCTTCCCCGAAGTCGCCGCAGGACTGGTCGGCATGGGCTACAAGCTTGCGGCAGGCCTCTTCACGGCGGCGGAAGTCGGTGCGCCACACAAGCGCGAGCGGCTGTTCATCCTCGCAGTCCGCGAAGGAGACGAACTGGCCGACCCCGCGCGCCTGCTCCGGGACCCGGTCGAGTGGCGGGAACCGAACCGAGATGCTGCGCCTCTGGCCGACGCCGAGGGCGAGCGCCAACGAGAACCGGCAGACGAAGCCGACGCCGTCGCAGGAAGCGGGTCAGCACGGGATGAACCTCGCGGCGACGGCTGCGATGTGGCCGACGCCGATGGCGAACGATGGATGCAAACCGAGTGCGGGCAACCGGCGGACGGCGGACCTGACCCATGCGGCGGGGCTCTGGATGACGCCGACTGCGCGCGATCACAAGGACGGGGCGACCAGTCTGGCCAACACGCCGGTGAACGGCCTGCTTGGCCGCCAGGTCCTGGTGACGCCGTTGGCTGGGAGCGATACCTCCGATGCGCGCCGGACCTTGAACCCGCTGTTCGTCGAGGCGCTGATGGGCTGGCCCACCGGGTGGACCGGCTTCGCCTCTGTGGCAACGGCGTGGTCCCCCTGGTTGCAGCGCATGCGCTCAGAACTCTGGCAGCTGAATTGCTGGCCGATGGTCGATGAGGCGGCGGCATGACACAGTCGCGTGCCATGTCGCTGGTCGAGGCGGTGACCAATGTCTTGGTTGGATATGCAGTCGCAGTTCTCACTCAGATCGCCGTGTTCCCGCTGTTCGGGCTTCACGTGACGCTCGCCGAGAACATGATGATGGGCGGGATATTCGCTGTCGTGTCGGTCGTGCGCGGCTATTCGCTCAGGCGGATTTTCGAAATCATCCGTATACGGTAGATCGAAAAACGAGAGCGCCGCCCCACGGGGGGCGGCGGTTCGGCTTGCCCGATGACTCAAGCTTTGATGCGGTAGGTCCGCCCCCGGTTCTCGATCTTCTCGGAGGTGACATCGAGCCCGAGCTTTTTCTTCAGCGCTCCGGCGATGGCCCCGCGCACGGTGTGGGCCCGCCAGCCTAAGGCGGTGACGATCTCGTCGATGGTGGCGCCTTCCGGGTGCTTCAACATGGCGATGAGTTGCGCCTGCTTGCTGTCCTCGCGGGCCTTGCGCACCCGTTTGGCTGCGGGCGCCTGTGGTGCGATCTCCGCGTCGGGCACGTCCTCGGTCGCGGGTTCTCCCTCCTCGCGCCTCGTGGCGCCCGTGTTGGCAACGTCGGACGAGACCTCCGGCTCGATGCCCAGCGCCGTGAAGGCCGCCTCGGTCGCGACCAGCGTGACGCCATGGCCATCGCCTGTGTTGCGCCAGATGGGTTCGCCGCGCTTGGGCTGGACCTCTTCGATGAACCCCTTGGCCACGAGGCTCGCCACCACCTTGGTGGCAGCGCCACCCTTGAGATTTTCCGGAAGCGGCAGGACGAGTCGGTCCTCGCGCTGGCAGGCGGCGGAGAGAATGACGAGTTGGGTATCGGAAAGCTTGGACATGGGGCAGATCCTTTGTTGATGAGGCCCGCGACCATCGCGGACCTTCTACTGCCCCGAGCCGCGCAGCTTGAAAGACCCGCGCGGCATGCAGTGTGATGGCGGATCTCTTCAGTTCACCGTGTGTGCCTCGGCGAGAATCTCGAAGTGGGTGACGAAGCCCGTGAGATAGGGGAGCCCCACCGGGATGCCCATCTCACGACTGGTCCCCCGGCCGATCCGCCACTCCATCCAGCGGTCGACTGCGGCAAGGATGGCATCCTCGAGCGATTGGCCTTCGGCCGATCCATTCGTGACGTCATCGGCAAAATGCCGTCCGTGGCGGCTGTCGAGGAAGTCGCGGACACCCTCAGGTGTTGCCTTCGTGACCTCGGCGATGGCGGCGGAGGCGAGGGTCCAGGCCTGGTCGGGATCGGCATGGTGGCGGCTGGTGCCATAGAAGCCCCAAGCCTCGTTGCGGGTGGCAAGCATCGTTCCGGTCATGGTCTAACTCCGCCGTTGATGGTGGCGACATAAAGGCTCTGATCGCTGGTACCATCAAGCAAATAACAGATCATTTCATTGCTATTTCGGGGACGCCATGGAGGGGATGAGCGAACGCCAGTACGCCACCCATGCGGGATTGTCGCGGGGCGCTATCCAGAAGGTCAAAACGGCAGGACGGCTCGTCCTCCATGATGATGGCTCGATCAACGCCGGGGCGAGCGACGCCAAGCGGAAGGGCGCAACCGATCCCTCAAAGCAGCGCGTCGCCGCTGGCACTTCGGCGAAGCTCAAGCCAGTCCCGGATGCAGCACTGACGACGGTCGGCGATACGCTCCGCGAGAGCGGGCTCCCGGCACCCGGCACGGGGAGCGGCACCACCTTCCTGCAGGCCAAGACGGCCCATGAGGTGCTGAAGGCCCAGGAACGCAGGCTCCGGCTCGACAAGATGAAGGGCGAACTGATCGACCGCGGCAAGGCGACGGCCCTCGTCTTCAAGCTCGCGCGGGAGGAACGCGATGCCTGGGTGAACTGGCCGGCACGTGTTGCCGCGCTGATCGCGGCGGAACTCGCCGTCGATGCGGCCGCCATGCAGAAGGCCCTGGAGACTCATGTCCGTGCCCACCTCGACGAGCTCGCCGGGGTCCGGCCGCAGTTCCGCTGAGATTGCCGATCCGGGCCCCTTCGAAGGGGCGGACAAGCTGGTTCACTCCTGGCGGCAGGGGCTCAAACCCGATCCGCATCTGACCGTCTCTGAATGGGCCGACCGGCATCGGGTGCTGGCTTCGCGCGCGTCAGCCGAGCCCGGCCGTTACCGCACCAGCCGCACGCCCTACATGCGGGCGATCATGGATGCCCTGTCGCCGGGCAACCCGGCCCAGCGCATCGTGTTCATGAAGGCGGCTCAGGTCGGCGCCACAGAAGCGGGAAACTGTTGGCTCGGTTTCGTCATCCACCAAGCCCCAGGCCCCATGCTGGCGGTCCAGCCGACAGTCGAGCTTGCCAAGCGCAACTCCAGGCAGCGCATCGATCCCCTGATCGAGGAGAGTGCGGTCTTGCGCGAACGGGTGAAGCCAGCGCGCTCACGCGATGCCGGCAATACCATGCTGTCGAAGGAGTTTGCTGGTGGCATCTTGATCATGACCGGGGCCAATTCGGCGGTGGGGCTTCGCTCGACGCCGGCGCGCTATCTCTTCCTCGATGAGGTCGACGCCTATCCGGCATCCGCCGACGAGGAAGGCGATCCGGTCACCCTGGCCGAGGCCCGGTCCCTGACTTTCGCTCACCGCCGCAAGGTGTTCCTGGTGTCGACGCCGACCATCCATGGCTTGTCACGCATCGAGCGGGAATACGAGGCCTCGGACCGGCGGCGTTATTTCGTGCCCTGTCCCCATTGCGGGGCCATGCAATGGCTCAAGTTCGAACGGCTCATCTGGGAGAAGGGAAGGCCCGAGACGGCAGCCTACCATTGCGAAGCCTGCGATCGACCGGTGCCTGAGCATCACAAGACACAGATGCTTGCGCGCGGTGAATGGCGGGCGACGGCGGAAGCCGCAGATCCGACGACGGTTGGGTTCCATCTCTCGGCGCTCTATTCGCCGGTGGGCTGGCTGTCGTGGGTCCGGATCGCGCGGAGCTGGGAGGCGGCCCAGGGGTCGGATGAATCCCTCAGGGCCTTCCGCAACACCATCCTCGGCGAAACGTGGATCGAGAAAGGCGAAGCCCCCGACTGGCAGCGGCTCTATGAGCGGCGCGAGCGCTGGAAGCCCGGCACGGTGCCGTCAGGCGGATTGTTCCTCACCGCCGGGGCGGATGTGCAGAAGGACCGCATCGAAGTTTCGGTCTGGGCGTGGGGGCGCGGGCTCACATCCTGGCTGATCGAGCTCATCGTCATCGAGGGAGGACCGGACTCGGAAGCGTCGTGGAAGGCGCTCACCGATTTGCTGGGCCGCACTTGGCCCCATGCTCATGGTGTCAGGCTCGGACTCTCGAAGCTCGCGATCGACACGGGCTATGAAGCGCCTGCCGTCTACGGCTGGTCACGCAAGGCTGGCTTTGCCCAGGTTGCTCCCATCAAGGGTGTCGAAGGCTTTAATCGCGCGGCGCCGGTCGCGGGCCCCACTCATGTCGATGCCACGGAGGGCGGGCGCAAGATCAAGCGTGGTGCGCGGCTGTGGACGGTGGCAGTTGCCACCTTCAAGGCCGAAACCTATCGCTTCCTTCGCCTCATGCGCCCGACCGACGAAGAGATTGTTGCGGGTGCCACATATCCCGCGGGCTACATCCACTTGTCAGAGGCTGCCGACGCCGAGTGGATGAAGCAGCTCGTGGCCGAGCAGCTGGTCACCGTGAAGACAAAGCGCGGCTTCCAGAAGCTCGAATGGCAGAAGCTCCGCGAGCGCAATGAGGCGCTTGACTGCCGCGTATACGCAAGGGCCGCCGCCTGGATCGCCGGTGCAGATCGTTGGAGTGAAGAGAAATGGCGAGATCTCGAACGGCAAGTCGCCGCGGGCGCGGGACTAGGTGAAGAAGCCGCGACCGACGGCGTCGCGTCCGAGAAAGAGTTACCGCCAGCGCCAGTCGCGGGTGTCGTGCGACGAAGTCCTACGCACCGTGGACGGCGTGTCTACCGTTCGAGCTATATGAACTGAATCCGTGACCCTCGATGAATTGAGCACCCAGCGTGATGCGCTGCTGCACGCACGCTTTCGTGGCGTGCGCACAGTCGAGTACGAGGGCAAACGTGTCACCTATGCCTCGGATGCCGAGATGGCCGCCGCCATCACCGATCTCGAAAGGAGGATTGCTGCGATGGAGGTCGGTGGGCGCCGCCGTCGCATTCTGACATCCGCTTCCAAGGGACTCTGAGTGCTGACTTCATTGCGATCCTTCCGCCGTCGCGTGGGTGCGTTCATCGGCGGCTTCGAGGCAGGCCTGGCCAACAGGAGGCTCAAGGGCTTCCAGCCGAGCCGGGCGCATCTCAACACGCTGATCGCCGCAGCAGGCCCCGACATTACGGCCAGGGCTCGCTGGCTGGTGCGCAACAATGGCTATGCGGCGAACGCCATCGAGAGCTGGGCTGGCAATGTGGTGGGGGCCGGGATCAAGCCATCGTCGCTGATCGCCGACTCCAGGTTGAAGGCGGAGGTTCAGAAGCTCTGGCTCGCCTGGACCGACGAGGCCGATGCCGAGGGGTTCACGGATTTCTATGGGTTGCAACGGCGCGCCGCGCGGGAAGTGTTCATCGCCGGGGAAGTGTTCTTCCGGTTTCGGCCACGGCGGCCGCAGGATGGACTGACCGTGCCCTTGCAGCTGCAGATGCTGCCAGCCGAGATGCTGCCGCTCAATCGCAACGAGATACTGCCCGGCGGCAATGTCATTCGCCAGGGGATCGAGTTTGATCAAATCGGACGGCGTGTCGCCTACCACTTCCTGCGCAGGCATCCGGGCGACGTGACCGATCCCGGAGTTTCTGGCGAAACGGTGCGGCTGCCGGCCTCCGAGATCGTCCATGTCATCGATCCCGTTGATGCGGGACAATTGCGCGGGGTCTCAAAGTTCGCTCCCGGCATCGTGAAGCTGTTCCTGCTCGACCAGTATGATGACGCCGAGCTCGACCGCAAGAAGGTGGCGGCCATGCACGCGCTCTTCATCACCACCCCGGCGCCAGCGGAGCCTCTCGACGCCGTCGAGGGCCGCGACGAGAATGGTGAGCGCACCATGGATCTGCAGCCGGGCCAGATCACCCTGCTGGAGCCCGGCGAGGAGGTGCAGACCTCAACACCCGCCGACTCCGGCCAAACTTACGAGCCGTTCCAGTACCGCACCCTGCTGCAGGTTTCGGCGGCGCTTGGCGTTCCTTATGCCTACCTGTCGAACGACATGCTCAAGGCCAACTATTCCAACTCGCGGCTGGCGCTTCTCGAGTTCCGGCGGCGCATCGAGGCCTATCAGCATGCCGTGATGGTCTGGCAATTCTGCCGCCAGGTGTGGGCGCGCTGGATGGACATGGGCGTGATGGCCGGTGCAATCGAATTGCCTGCTTATGAAAAACGCCGCCGCGAATATCTTGGGTGCGATTGGTTGCCGCCGAAGTGGGATTGGATTGATCCGCTCAAGGACGCCAGGGCGGAGATCGAACAAATCGGAGCAGGGTTGAAGAGCCGCTCCCAGGCGCTCGCCGAGCGCGGTTACGACGCCGAACAAGTGGATGCGCAAATTGCGTCTGACAAGAAGCGCGAAGAAGAGCTTGGCCTGACTTTCAGTTCGTCGGCGCCGGCACCCGCCATTGAGCCTACCGACCAATCACAAGCAGGATAATATGACGGCATCAATCTTGCCCAAAGTCCGCGAGACCTTACTCACGGCGGACGAAGTTCGTCGTTTGCTGAAGTATGAACCCGATACCGGGACATTCTATTGGGGCGTCGACACCTGGAACACGTCAGTCGGTGATATTGCGGGGAGCCGGCAATCTCGCGGGTATTGGCACATCAAAATCAACCGCCGTCTTTACATGGCACATCGCCTGGCATGGCTCTTCGTCACTGGCGAGTGGCCCATTGGACACGTTGATCACATCAACGGCAATCGGTCTGACAACCGCTTCGCCAATTTGAGGATCGCAACCGGCAGCGAAAACGCGTGGAATTCAAGTATACGCAGCAACAATGCGTGTGGATACAAAGGCGTCCATTACAAGAAGGCGATCAAGAAATTCGTCGCTCAGATCCACGTCGGCTGGCGGGTCCGTCATCTCGGGGTTTTCCACACAGCCGTT